CGAAGAAGAGCAGCAAGCGGAACAGGTGGCGCAGGAGGTAGACACAGAGAGTAGCGAACGTGCCTCCAATTTTACCTTCAGCAAGTGTGGGATACCCGAAGGTGCTAAAATTGAGTTTTGTGATAATCCCAGCATAACCGCAACAGTTGTTGGTGATAGAAGTGTTGAATATAATGGGGAGACTATGTCGCTGACCGCCCTTGCAAAACTTCTGACCGGCAAGCAGTACTCCATTGCCGGACCAAAATACTTCAAATACAAGGGCGAATGGCTCAACGATATCCGTCATCGGCTTGGCGTTTAAGAATAAACGATAGCCCACAAATTAAACGGTAGCCCTAAAAACAAACGATAGCCCACTGCCATCCGGCGCCTTCGAGCACTGGATGGCAGTGGGCTATCGTTCTACCGGGGAGCAGCAGACATCTCAAAAGTCGGAAAGCCCTTGAAATAAGCCCATTCAGGCAAAAAGAAAGCACCGCAATCCTGACACCGATTGTATCAAAATTGCGGTGCTTATTTGTGTCTGCACTCATAAAATGATACAAGTAACGATTTCACGGTAGGGGTATTCAAAGGGGTATTCATTGGGGTATGCAGTTTGAATACCCCTTGAATACCCCCTTGAATACCCCTACGAAGCCCCTGCATAGCTCTGAAAAGGCAGGTGCTGATAATGCTCGGATATACATTGCGCGCATCATCAAAGCACGATGCTTCAAGAGGCTCTCTGCCCAAAAATACAAACAACCCGCTTGCCCAGCCCCCGGCGAATCACTTCGCGCCCGGCTGTGCAAGCGGGTTGTTTTCATGTGCTCATTTACAGGTCGACCGGTATCTCCGTCCCATCCCGGAAGCGGAAAATCAGTTTCTTAGCGCCTTTTGCTTCACCCGGATAGACCAAAATGTGATCCACCATCGCTGCGAAGGTGCGTTCATCAAAGGGAGCCAAAGCCTCCTTCTCCCGCAGTTGCGCCATGAACGCTTCCAGCTTTCGCCTCCTGCCGGCCTTCGCGGCCAGCTGCGCTTTCAGCGCGCCGATCTTTTCCTTCAGGGCACTGCACTTTGCGCTAAGCGCGTCGAACGCCCGGTTGTATTCCTCCTGATCCTGCGCGATCTCGGCATTCCTGCGCGCCATGCGCTCCATTTCCTGATGCGCTTCGTCGAGCCTTGCCTGCGCACGCTCCAGCTCGCGGTCCAGCTGCGCCGTGTCGGTCAGATTGGCAATGATCGTCTCGTATGCGGAGAAGATCTCGCTCCTGCGTTCCAGCAGCATCCCCAGCGCCTTCTCAAAGGCTGTCCTGAGTTCCTCTTCCCTTACGTGAGGAGATGGGCAGGGCGCTCCCTTCTTTTCGTACTTCCGGTTGCAGCGGTAGATGACACTCCGGTAAGCGTCCGTGCTGTGCCAGACCTTGCTGCCGAAGTATGCGCCGCATTCCCCACAGACGAGTCGCCCGGAGAAGGGCGTGACCGCGCTCGTGCGCCCGCCCCGCTGCCTGCGCTTTGCCAGTTCAGCTTGGACAAGCTCGAACACCTCCGCGCTGACGATAGCCGGGTGGCTGTTTTCGACGTAGTATTGGGGCGCTTCGCCTTCGTTCACTTTGGCCTTCTTTGTCAGGAAGTCCACGGTGAAGGTCTTTTGCAACAGTGCGTCGCCTCTGTACTTCTCGTTGCTCAGGATGGACTTTACCGTGCTGGCCTGCCACGTCGCCTTTCCCGCAGGCGTGGGGACGCTGCGCTTCGTCAAAGCGGCCGCAATGCCGGAGGGCGTCTTCCCGTCCAGAAACATGGCGTAGATCTCACGCACAACTTTGGCTTCTTCCTCCACGATCTGCATTTTGCCGTCCGGTCCTTTTTCATAGCCGAGGAAATGAGCATAGGCAACCGATACCTTGCCGTCCGCAATGCGCTTGCGCCAGCCCCAGGTCACATTTTCGGAAATGGAACGACTCTCCTCCTGCGCAAGGGACGACATGATCGTGATGAACAGCTCGCCCTTGCTGTCCAGCGTGTCGATGTTCTCCTTCTCGAAGGTCACGCCCACGCCCTTTTCCTTGAGCTTGCGGACCGTCGTCAGGGTGTCCACGGTGTTGCGGGCGAAGCGGCTGACCGATTTGGTGATGATCCTGTCGATCCTGCCCGCCATGGCGTCGTCGATCATGCGGTTGAAGTTCTTTCTCCGCTTGGTACTGGTGCCTGTGATGCCCTCGTCCGCGTACACCTCCACAAAAATCCATTCAGGATTCTCACGGATTTTCTTGGTGTAGTAGTCCACCTGAGCCTCATAGGAGGTCTGCTGCTCCTCGTCGTCGGTGCTGACGCGGGCATAGGCCGCGACCCGCAGCCGCTCCGTCAGAGGGCGCGCGGCCGCATAGCGCCGCACCGTAGCGGGGATCATGCGCACCCTCGTGCCTCCCGTCGCCGTCTCAGTCATGCCGCCACCTCCGTTTCATCTGTTCACTGGCCTTCCGACGCATCTCCGGCGTCCATGCTTTGGCGCGGGATTCCCACGCCCACTGACGCTCTTCCACGCGCCCGTCCCGTAGCGCAAAGCGCAGACAGCCCTTGCCCGTCACGCGAATCTCATCCAGCGCATCCACTGCTTCTTCTGTGAGCTTTTCCACGTCCAGCACCTCGCAGGTCAGGGCGATGAGCGTCTCCTCCGGGATCTGGCTCGCGGGGCAGTAACGCTTTCCCTTGCTTGAATAGGTCACGCACTGCCATGTGTAGCGCGGGATGGAGTTGCGCCCCGTGGAGCGCGTCCTGCGGTTGTAATGCGCGCCGCAGTTCCCGCACACGACCTTGCCGCTCAGAGGATAACGCACCGTCGTCGGCTTGCGTATGTTGATCATCTCCCGGCGCTGGGCAAGGATCGCCTGCGCGCGCTCAAAGGTCTCGCGGTCGATGATGGCAGGGTGCGTGTTTTCGGCGTAATATTGATCCAGCTGACCCGTATTGCGCCGCTGTTTCTTGGTCAGATGATCTTCCACAAAGGTCTTCTGCAGCAAGGCATCGCCCGTATACTTCTCGTTGGTCAGCATTTCGACCACATGGTTGCCCGTCCACGTTCCTCCGAAGCGCCGCGGTGTATTGGTCTCTCGAAGCCTTGCCGCGATACGGCTGCTGCCGGCGCCATCCAGATATGCTTTGAACACGTCCCGCACCACGGCGGCTTCGTCCTCGTCGATCACGATCTGTCCGTCCACCGACCGGTAGCCATACAGCAGCATCAGGTTCATGGGCTTCCCCTCGGAGAAATCCTTGCGTATCCGCCATTTGCAGTTGTCGGACACGCTTTTGCTCTCCTCCTGCGCAAAAGAAGCGAGGATGGTGAGCATCAGCTCGCCGTCCCCGCTCATGGAGTGGATGTTCTGCTCCTCAAAATAAACGTCAATGCCCAGCGCCTTCAGCTCGCGCACCGTTTCGAGCATGGTCACCGTGTTGCGGGCGAACCGGCTGATGGACTTGGTGAGGATCAGGTCGATCTTTCCCGCCCGGCAATCCGAGAGCATCTGCCGGAATCTGGGCCGGTCGCCCTTTGTGCCGGTGTACGCTTCATCGGCGTACACGCCCGCGTATTCCCAGCCGGGTTGGCGCTGGATATAGGCGCTGTAGTGGCTGATCTGCCTGGAGAGGGAATGCAGCATGGCGTCCTTTCCCGTGGAGACGCGGCAATAGGCCGCCACACGCTTGCGGCGAGGGGTGGGCGCGTCGGGTTTGACCTGCCGGATCTGCATAGGTTGTTGCTTCTGTTCTTTCTTCAAGGCGCTTACCTCCTTCCGCGACCATATATCCCTCTTTTGCGGCCGGGAGTCAACCGTGATTTTGATACAAATCGCCCCAGACAGGGGAGAATCTTTCCGCGAGAAACTGTGATAATCTGACGAATTCCCTGCCGGTCACCAGCCCGGCGTTGCGCAGGTTTCTAAGAACCGCCATGGAGGTGCGATACGTCAGCTCGCGTTGAAGCTGCTCATGTGTCAACATGGGCGCGCCCATCCGTTGTTCTGTGCCGTGCATATCGGCCTCCTCACTGCTTCCCAAAGCGGCTGTGGATGTAACAGGCGTGGCTGCAGAACTTCCTGCGCTGGTCATGCCCATGCAGCGGCTTCCCGCACCCGGCGCACAGAGCAGGTTTTCCGTCGGCATGCGCCTGCGTGCGCCAGTGGGCGACGCGACAGGCTTCCGAGCAGAACACGCGCTTTTTCCTGCCAGGTATGCGGATGACCGGCGTCCCACACTGCGGGCATATTGGATTCTCATTTTCAATCGTGATTTCCGGCTTCTGTGGCGCACGGTAGTCCGTGACCGCCGGTTCATCCGCCTCGTCGCGGCGGCAAAAGGATTTGATGGTGCCGACCGGAATATCGAGCAAGGTACTGATGCGCTTATATCCTTCACCCGCGGCTCTGAGCTGTCGGATGTGCCGCTTCTGCTCCTGTGTCATAGCCCCTCCCTTAGC